TTACTAACTACTATACATCATACAATTCATCACTCCAAAATAACACACATATTTAAGTATGTGTTTCTTTGTAAAAAATACAAACTATTACTGAATATGCTTTACATTTATATTCTACCGACCCTATGGACAAAAAGAATTATATAAGGATGACATGGACAAATCAGAGCACAACATATGGTCCCAGCATTTCACAGATTTCAGAACATTATTAGAGAATCTACGAAATGTCGACCCAGTCGTCAATGGTGGTCGCCGATCTTACGACAGCCTCACGGTGACTCTACTAAAAGAACAAGCTAAACGAAAGCAGATTCGCGGATATAGTAAATTAAATAAAGCCGAATTGATAGCGGCTTTGCGCAAAAAACGGAAATAATACAGTCGAGTTCGAATATGAAATTTCAAGAAAAAGCCGACAACATGAGCTTATGAGTCTTGCCATATAGCTGAGAAATTAACGAATCTTTGTTCCTAAGTGCAACAAGACGATCCGCTTCCTTTTTATCATTTTCAATTTGTTCTAGCTGACGCCGTCTGACATCTTCGGGTGATTGCTCAAACTTGACGTTGCCGCGGTGTTTTTTGAGGTCGTCGATGGATTTAAACTCGTCCCTGCTTTCCACATGATTCTGATCCACGAGAAGGGATGTCGTGTGTGCCAGTTTAAAGTCCATGTATTTGAGACCTCGTCCAACATTGTCATTGCTATAGTCGTCAATCTTGCTAGCTCCTAGTTCATAAGCGCCTGCAAACTTTGAACCGAGCATGGCTTCCGGCTCTTTATAGGTGATGATTGCCTTGTCGCCTTTTGGAGTGTCCTCGACCCAGTTTCCATATCCGTCGTCGTATACTTCTTGAATTCTAGATTCTGAAAACATTTGGTTAAACTTGGTCAGGTCAAACTTGTCCTTGGAAAATTTAATATTTTGAGCATTGCTAATACTACCATCTTGTTGATGCTGCTGCTGTTGTTGTTTCAACGTAATATGGTCCTTGTCCAACTCTCTAGTCTTGAGCTCGTTGATCAAGTAATCATAACTAAATTTCAACGTTAAAAATATCTGACTCTTGGACACGTCGGCGTTACGATCCGGATGGTACTCGAGCACCAAGCGTTTAAAGTTGGTGCGTAGTTGTTCCATTGTGTAGTTTTTACCGACTTGCATAACCTTGTATGGGTCCATTTGATTGTAACTATATATAGTGTAAAATATTCGAGATATTAGCGCGGCTATATTCATATAAGAAAAACAGACACTCGGCATATAATGGGCTTGTACAAGGAACTAGGTGTGGATCGGTCTGCGTCGGCCGACGAGATCAAAAAGGCGTTTAGGAAACTCGCCCTCATACATCATCCGGACAAGGTACAAGAGAGCGAAAAGGCGACATCTCAGGAGCGGTTTAAAAAGATTACCGAGGCGTACACGGTGCTGAGCGACGAGGATAAAAGGAGTCACTATGACAGGTTTGGTACCGTTGATGGAATGGACCAGATGGGGGGCATGGGCAACATGGGCAACATGGGCAACATGCCCGATATGAGTGACCTATTTCAAAACATATTTAGTGGCGGAGGGCAAATGGGAGGAAACCCCTTTGAGCGCATGTTTGGACACCAACATCATCAGCAACAACAGCAGCATCAACAAGATGTTTTGCATTGTGATATCAACTTGGACGAGGTATACAATGGCACGTGTAAAAAGATTGAATACGATATAACAGGTCCTTGTCAGACGTGCGCCGGGGTAGGTGCCATTGATCCCAACGATGTCATCAAGTGTATCCAGTGCGGTGGCAAGGGAATTGTTGTGCAACAAATGGGACCCATGATCATTCAAACCACATGCCCTGCTTGTCAAGGAAACTGTACGACCATCAAGACGAACCGCGCATGCTCGAACTGCAAGGGCAACAAGTTTGCGACGTATAAAAAGTCTGTCAAGATCGAGGTCCCCAAAGGAATTCCAAACAAGTTTGATTTCAAGCTCTTGAACAAGGGCAACTACAACAGAGAGGTCAAAGGGTATAATGACTTGATCGTTGTCTTTACGTATAATATACCAAAATCGATCAGTAAGATTGAAAACGGAGACATTTATATCAAAATGGACATTAAACTCGACGACCTCTTGTGCGGATTCAGTAGGACGGTCAACTTTTACGGCAAGGATATTGTGATGGGTAGCAAGGGATACTTTGGATGCAACAAGCCGGTTTGTCTGAGCAATGCTGGACTCCCGATTTATAAAAAAGAAGTCTACGGAAATGTAATCGTTACGTTCAACGTCGCATTTGAAAGCGATGACCGCATCAACAAGTACAATGACGTATTCTTAAAGATCTTCAAGAAGACTGCCGTTGAACAGGTGGCGGGGATGAACATGATTAGCTAAGCGTTAGCGTTATACGTTTTCTATAAAGTGAATCGCCTGTAAGAACGAGTCGCTGTAATCGTCCTTTTTCTTTTGCTTTTCAAAGAATGCGAGCCACGCATCGTAAATATAAAGGCGTGTAATACAAACTGCCAATTTCTTCTTTTCACCATAGCTCGTCTTTTTAGGAGGCTCCAAGTTGCGCTTCACCTTGAGCTTATTGGTTGCGGATGCGAGTCTTGGAAAAGCACCTGATATGTGAAAGTATGCATAAATGTACACTTGGATCGACTTCATGGTCGGATTCTTCATACATGGCTGATTTTCCAAGAGAATGTGTTCGGGCATCGGTCCATCCCTGGGCCAACGCTTTTCCAGCTGCACAAGGAGCCTCTTCATCGTCTCGTCAAAGGAAATCTTTTCACCCTTGGTCCTCACCTCGATGACTTCCCATGTTTTAATAGTACTCTTGACAACATGCGATGGCCCTAGGCCAGTCTCTAGAGATGGTACCGTGATTTCACAAAATGCTAGATTTGTAATGCCAATGTCGAAACTGAGAATTGATATCGTCATTTTGTATTGTGTTTTTTACATGGTGAATGCTTATATAGTTTGTCTTTTACGGGTTGGCACAATTGTTTTCAAACAAGTCTTCGACAATACTGATTACGTGATCCGGAAATGATCCATCATTTAAATAATAAATAAACTCAATCATGGCTATACCGTATGCAAACCAGTCATTGGATTCTGCAAAATAGGTGAGCAACATGATGTTTCCAAGTCTGGCCTTTGTCTTGGGGTTTAAATTTGGATCAATGTCTTGTCTAAAATCAGGTATCGCATTGTCCCAATTTTGTTGGACTTTTTTAATGTTTTCTTTTGAAAATATTTGACCTGGTTCATTTAACAAGCTTACAAAATCATATTGATCACTCGTCCATGCCTCTACAAAACCTTCCAAAGAGGGTGGTTTAAAGGTATATATATACTTGTCCACCATGGGGTCATTTGTAGGAGAATCAAAATAGCGCATAGATCCAATGTCGCCTACTGCAACTTGTTCTGTTTTCTCATCGTACAAAATATTGAGACATTTTAAATCACCGTAATACGTATGGTTTTCGTGAAGGCTGGTTATAAAAAAGGCCACATTGTTTATTACAGTTTCTAACAAGGCATCCTTTTTATCTTGGGACCATTTTGCGAATGTAGAAGACATGCTTCTCAAATCTCCTGTAAAGTTCTTGTATAGTATTCCTGGAAATGTCAAGAACTCGTTGTAAACATTGTGTTTTTTTGAAACATAAACACACGTGTAATCTCGAATAATGTCTAGATCGTTTTTACCAAATATGTGTACGAGTCGTGCAATCATTTTCTTTTCCTTTTCCCTTTCATATACCGACTTGATCATCTTGACACCCACGTTTTCCTTCTTCATCCAATTTGTCAATTCTTCTAATGATGAAAATGAATCGTTTTTTGTTCTACATGTTATATTGTTGAAAAAGCTGATGACGTGAACTGGAATCGCTTTAAAGTACGACCCAAAAGTTCCAGTGGGTGCTTTTATAAGTTTATGAGTACTTTTACACGAGTTTCCCTTGCAAACGTTTGTCGGTTCTTTGAGAATATCCGCGATTCTCTTTTGCAATTCAGCCTTGTTTCCAGTCTTGGGAGCCTTGAGAGTCACTAGGATGTTTTGCAATTTGTCTTTTTTATAATTTGCCAAGTCTTTTATATTATAGCTGGACATGTATGTTATTGCTAGTTTAATGCAAGTTTTTAAATGACCCATCGGTCACCTATATATAAAGAGATCAGGTCTAGATGATGTAACAAGAGCTCGAGCACTTGGCACTTGGCAATGGACATGTCGATGTTGACACCGATGTTCATGATGATGTCTTCTGAATCGTCCAGCTCGTTTACACGCCTCGGGATTACCTTTCTCGTCATGTTTGTTTCATTCGCACTCAAGATGCTTTCCGAGAAACCACACCTGTATGGACCCAAACACTGGTTTTCCAGTTGGTTTACAAGGAAAGAAAAGGCATATATACTCAAGGCAAGATTGTCGTTCAAAAACAATGTCGTGTACGATTCTGACGTCTCTCCACATTATTGTGCAATTCAAACCAAATTATACAATATTATTATCGCAGACGGACAATCTTCCCAAGACTATACGATCGATGAGCACAAGATCAATGGACAAGTCGTCAAGTTTGTTTGCATCAATGACAAGTACGAGATATCTCCCGGTATCATGATCAAACACTTGTTACACACTGAGCGATCCGAAAAGGAAGAGTTTGATTATCACACGTACAAGTTTGAGATTACTGACAAGAGTGGCATATTTGCCAATGTTATTTCATTCATAGGCGCGTGTGTAGAGGAATACGACATGGTTCAACTGGATGAATTACCACAGCAAATATGTTCATTGAATGGTTTCATGGGCAAAGATGCAATGCCCACCTATAATATATTTCCCTATACATCGACCAAGACGTTTGACAACATGTACTTTGAAAACAAGGACACCCTCTTGGCGCAACTCGAATACTTTATAAACAATCGCGAAACCTATGTAAAACTGGGAATTCCTTATACACAAGCCTTTTTATTTCATGGGGTCACTGGCACCGGTAAAACAAGCTGCGCAAAGTCGATTGCCGAATACACAAAACGACACGTCATCTTGGTCAGTTTGAGCAAGATCAAGACTGCGCGGCAGTTTTCAAACCTGTTTTTAGAAAAATACACAAACCACTTGAACATTCCTATCAATAAGAAATTATTCATATTTGACGATTTCGAGTGCAAGGGGTGGAAGGATGTAATCAAGCCAAGGACAGAGCAAGTAACTACTATTGACACTACCCATACTGAACTGGCCAATACAATCAAGGAAGTAATCAATAGTAACAGGGAAGGCAAGGATCAAGGAAAGGATCACAAGTTTACCGATAACGAGCCGATTACTCTCGGTGACATTCTCGAGACCCTTGATGGATTCATTGAAATGAATGGGCGAATAATGATCTTCATGACAAATTTCCCAAAGGCGCTCGATCCTGCGCTCCTTCGCCATGGTCGCATCGATATCAATATGGAGTTTAAAAAAATGCTCAAGGCAGATGTCAACAAGATGTACAAGCTCTGGTTTAACAAGAGCATTCCGTCCCTCGTATATGCCAAGATGCGCGATTATGCATTTACACAGGCCGAGATTGGAAGTATTTTCAAGCAAAACGATGCCGACGCTGTTACTTTAAGCCTTTATTGATCGATTTTATAGCCGAGTCTTTAAAGCTGTTACTGTTGCTACTACCACTACTGTTGCTGATTAAATTACCTAGTTTGTTCCAGAATTGATCCTTGTGTCCTAATTTTTCATCCTTGAGATTGTCCTTGACATACTTTCCCAGCGATGTATAGTATAAACTTTTAAAGACAGGAAAACCAACATCTTCTCCGACGTCAGGAAAGACACCGACAATCGCCAACCTTTTTCGCATTACATTATAGTTGGTTCTCAGTACGTCTTCCGACAATAAACGCAACACGTCATACGTATCAATGTAATTATATGTTGGACACAGGATCAGCCTGGCCTCTTCGCCCTTTATTAAAACTTGATTATTATCTATTAGAATACAATTGCTCATGAATAGTTCTATTTCCTCGCCCTTGTGATTCTGCTTTAGTTTTTTCAAGACGGCTGGTAGCACAGATACAAGTGATTTCCTATAAGCTCCATGTTGTATTGTACAGTGTTGTCTTGTAAATAGAGGTCTGTTGAATTTAATACCCGTGACCGTTTCGATGCAAGGAACGAGGAACTGAGCCCATTTGGAATCAGAAGCAGTGTATATAAAGAACTCGATATTGTCAGAGTACCTCGACTTTAAATAGTCTATAAAATTGGCAAGTCCGGGTCGCAACAGCCCGGCTTGAAGTTGTATGCACAAGTTTTTTTTAAACTGTTGGATTTTACCGGGTTCGTAAGCAACAAGAAACTCCCACTCCCACACTTGAGGACCGATATCACCGATCACCGTCCCATCTATATCTAGAAATACACAAATAGGCTTCATTACATGTATGGCGTGAAAAAATTGTTCAAAGTGAATTTAAATAAAAAAAAGAGAGAATATGTTGGACCTCGTAACCAAGCTAATCGGATCTAGTACACCATGTCCTTTATCCCAAATATTCTACTTTTTATGTTTTATAACACTGGTCATATATGTTGTTCTTGATTTTGACAATGTCGCGGTGTTTGACTTGCAATTCCTCTTGACACTGGTCGCGTTTATTGCGTACTTGGTATACTTGTCGGGTAATTATAATATAATAGCCATGTCTTGCGATGCCAAGTTTTCTGGGATATTTAGCAAATACATTGCGTTACCCGACGACATTAAAAACATCATCGTGACTGAAATGAACCAATATATCAATATTATGAAGGGGATGAAGGATGCTGCCGGAAAAGATCCAGTAGAACAACTGGTCGACAAGGACTATTACTTGAAAAACAAGGATCCCGACCTGGTAGTCAACGGTGTCATACAGGACAAGGCTCTAGCAGATTTGCAAGAGGACTATTTCTCGATTGACAAGGTGTTTCGAGACTTGCAAATTGCGAATCATGAATTGTACATGACCAAGGTTTATACAACAAGTATTTAAAAAAGTGCCCACGACAAGATGAATAATGGAATTGCAAACGTACAATATGGAAAAGGTGGCTATTGAACGGATACAATGCAAAATATCAGAATTATCTTGTCGAGTAAATATTGTAAAAGTTAGATCAAGTCAGGATCACACGACGACTCTTTTACTAAAAGCTACCGTGGACAATTATAATAAAGCGATATGTATATTACAGTCTACATTGGTTATACGGAAAAGCACAATGGATAAAATTGTATATAATGCACTGGTAAAAGTGGTCGAAATGATTGTGCAAAGCAAGATGTACAAATAATGACATGATCACATGATCACATGATCACATGATCACTTAAAAAGTGGCCAGGGTGGCCAAGATGTGCTTCTCAGTCTCGTCAAACATGGCTTGCAAGTCGTCGCGGTCCTTGATCGTCTTCCCAATAGTTGACATGTGCTTGTCGCGCCAATCTTCCAGGTCGGTCAGCTGGTTTTTGACCAAGACGATCTCGGCATCAAAGCTGTCGGTGATCTCGTGTGCCGCCTTTATCGCCTTGGTTGCAATATCAATACGCTTTTGATCCGGCGTCTTCTTTGCCATCTCGTACAACTGTGCTCCCTTTTGAGCCACTGGGTTTTGTGTATCTTTGGTCAAGTCATAGGTGATGAGCACTCCATTCACCTGCCTCCATGTCGTGTTGCTCTCGCGCCAAGCAAACGTGACACTCGCATTACCACCAGGAAAGGTTGCCTTGACAGACCGCTGTTGGCCCGTCTTGTTTCCTTTTTCGACCGGCTGCAAAAGAGGTGTCAGCTCCACCGTGCGACAAGGCATAAGCTTGTGACCAAACACGTCGACCACAATATCAAAACTAAATGGCTGACTCACACCAACTCCAAGAGGCATGTACACGTTCTTACTGCATTCGCTTTTGAGGGATATGACCAATTCAATGGCCATTTTTGCTGGCTACGATTGTTATTATTGAATTCACTTTTTATATAGAAATGAAAGAACAAATTAAAATATGGCACTAATAGTTCTGACCAGAAATGTCGTTTAATATATAAATCATGTCGCACAATACTCCGTTTTCCTCGAGCGAAATCTCCTTCCAATCCGGAAGCACGGATAAAGCTTGGTTATAAAGCGTGTGAGCTAGCCCGAGCACGTCTTTCACGTTGTCTCGGTTCAACGTCTTTTTTATTTCCATCATGTTGACCAGCAACTGCTTGGCATGATCGAGATCTTGCTTTTGTTTTTGCTCTACCTTGGCCATCAAGACATTACGATACGATGCCATTTTACCTAGTTGTAGATGTTATTGATTTCACTTTTTTATATACAAAAGCAGCTAACTACAAAACTCGTGTATAAAAGCCACTACCACTACCCTATCAAATGGTATCCATGTCACAACTCGAGAACATCTTGGAAAGTAGCATGGGTTTCAAAATGTGGAATAATTTATCAGCGGAACAAAAGAAGAATGTCAGGTCGAGTGACCAAGACTCGCTCATTACTGATTACCACTATATTGAGCTTTACAGCGACTGCAAGAGCTGGAATCTAATTATTAGACAAATGGACCCTTGTCACATGTACCAACTTCCTAGGACATGGTCATTCAACATCACAACCAAGAAGAGTACGCCAACAGGTTCCGAGCCACCGTCCACTGAGCTTTTACAGTTTATCGACTCGAACTCGGACCACTTTAATTTAAACAAGTCGTTTGAGCCATTTGGTACCAGGATGTTAATGTAGATAGTTGGTTTCAAAGTGAAACTATTTTCTAATAAAAGATAAATGAAGATTAGCTTTTCTAAAGAAAATGTAATACTGGCCGTGTTTTTTGCGATTGCTCTTGCCTACCTCGTTTGGGTCGTGTACAAGACTTATTTCATCAGGGAACACTTTACAAATACCGAAGATCTTTCGGATTACCAGGCAAGGATGACCGTCATGAAGGTGTTTGACACTGTTCTTCATCGAAAGCCTGTTCCGGAAGAGATCAACAAGTATGCTGCCATCACAAACGAGCAAGACATGTTGGTCGCCGTTCTTGCGGATTTCAATGTGGTTACAGCGCCAATTGCATCATCGGGTCCTGCATCTGTGACATCTGCATCCGTGGCATCTACATCCGCAGTTACCAGTGAGGCAGTCGAGTCGTTTTCCCCGACTGTTACGCCGGCACCTTTGCCTGTAGCCGTAACCGTAGCCGTTGTTCAAGAGGCGGCTACTAAAAAGCCCCTCGACCTGCTCGCTATTGAAAAGAGTCTTGCCAATATTACAGATTCGGTCAACTCGATTCGCGGTCTATTGTATACACAAACAATGTGTGAAGGATCATAATGGAAGACACACGTACAGGAAATGCAGGAAATGAAACAGCAGCAGCAACCAATGGCTATGGATCAGCCGCTCAAAATGCTACAAGTATTTATAAGAAATACATTGATCAAGTTCTCGTGTATGCGCGCAAACATAATATTCCTGAAACTGTTTATCAAAAGACTCGGGATATGGCCACGGAAATCGCTTTAAAGATGAGGGAATACAGCGACGCAATGGCAGGAAAAGGAAGTGTGTCGACGGTTTCCATTCTAGTTCCACATTTTACACTTTTAGAAAAGCTGAGGAAGAATAATCCAGAAAAGTACAAACAACTCGTGTATTTCGCAACAATATACCCTACACTAGGATACGACGATAGACAAGCACAACTCGTCTCTTTTTTCAAAGACTTTTAAAACTACCTGTTGATGGGTTCAATATATTCCAACTTTAGAAACTTGTAAATATCGTTTTCCGTCTTGATCGAGTCTTTCATGTCAACCAGCTTTTTGCCCTTGGACAGTCCATACTCGTTGAGCGAATAGCCTTGGCCTAGCGCCTTGTTGCGCATCCAGATGTTGTGATCCTGAGAGCCCGTGAAATACAACAGGGCAAACGGGTACCTGGTCGCGTCCATGATCATGATGTCGATGCGCCTAAATGTCTTATGGCGTGGCAACTTGCAAATGCCCATGAACTTGTGGTCGCCGTATGCGAGAATATCGACAATGTACTTTGACTTGGTCAGGTCCCGAACAGCTTGCTCATAACACGAGGGGCTGATGTCGCACTCCCTCATGATCATGTCGATATCGCCAGAATCCGCAGCTCCTCGCCTGTAGCTTCCCGCAATCTCGAAATCGGTCGAAATGTGCTTTTTCAAATAGGCCAGGTGTTTGTCCATCTCGTCCCTAGGGATCCGTTTTTGCAAATCTCCATGGTACTTGAGCCCCTTGAGCTGGACATCGTTCAAGAGGTCCTTGTGATCAGCGAGCTGCTCCACAGTGGTAATACCGTGTTTCTTGACAAGCTCGTTCGCCTTGACTGCGCCGATTCCATGGACCGTGCTCAAGTCTCTGACGGCCTGCATCAGAGTCCGCTTGTCCTCGACCAACTTGATGGTTCCCGTCTTGAAAATCTCCTCGAGCTTGGTCTTGATACCAGTGCCAATACCTGTGAACTTGGCTGCATCTACATCTTGTAACGAGTATATGGGCAACTCGTAGGTCTCGAGCTGCTTGATCACGATGTTGTAGGCTCGCACCTTGAAAGGTTGCTTGGCTGCTTTTTCGACATCCCTCATCTCTTTCAACTTGTTAATCAATATATCGTTCATGACTTTTCTCTTGGCTAGCTTGACCATACAGTACTATATATATAGAGTTTCATTTTTTTATGCGAGTGCATGGATTTGATGGATTTGTTTGATATTAAACATGATTTTTGCTAAAGATCAAAACAAAACAAAACAAGACGTGATTTTATATAACAATACTTGCCTGTATATAAAAAGTGAAAATATATAAAATTGCTTGTACGTGTGTATTGGCAAAATGTCGTATTCAATCTCGTATTCTGCAAAAACGTTTGTTCGCGATCGCTGGCATCAAACCGAAAAGTCCAAGACGCCTTACGGTGACTGGATCAGTCGGGGTCAACTAGACGCAATATTCAAATATTGCAATCACTGTGGTGACGACATCATTTCAATCCATTTCCATCCTTTGGAAAGCTTGTTGCACATTTCGGGAAATTTCGACTATTACAATTTCGACCTTGTGACGGAGCTGCTCGTCAATTCCGATGCTCACACCATTTCGATCAAGAAGCTGTTTTGCAAGAATGAAAACATGTGGCCAGAAGTAATGGGAGGACCTGTTACAGGAGAAGGCGGCCTCTCGTGTTACAAGAAGAATTTGGAATACTCCAGTGTCTTTTCGCTCGAGACGGCCATACTCTGTTTTTTCGGACTCGGTTGGAAGTTGTTACCGTTACCCATGACTGTTCCGAGGGTTGATGACGAGGTCTTTGACAAGGGAAAAGGATTCGGCAAAGACTTCGAGTTCTACAGGCGCGGACCATGGGGAAGGACCACTGGTCTGTTCAAAGTGAACAGAAAGGCAGCTTCGATAATCATTCAAAAGTACTTTCGCGGATGGAAGGCTCGCATGGCGTATACATTCAATCCACATACGACGCTCGGAGCCTACTATTTGAAAAGGTCGTATGACAAGTTGATTGATGAGTAAAAAAAGTGGTAGTTTTATGTACTTGCTATTTCGTCAAATGCATCCAACCAAGCCTCTCGCTCACCCTCCATGAGGTTGCAAGATGTAACAAGTGTGTCTTCAAGTTCTTGGCGCAGAACACACGATCTTTTGGATCCTCTTGATCTTTGAATAATAGTAGCAATCCTGGCCTGAAGAGCTTCTCTTTCCGAGACTCCAATGTGTATGCCCTCGATTATTCCTTGTAACGAATTTAACAACCGTGTAGCTCTACCCGTAAAACACATACCGATCCCGTCTTCCAACTCTTCCTTGAGCCGCATCCTAAGACTAATCTTGTGTTGCCCATGTTCAATTACTGCCCAAACTAATCCTAGGAGCTGAGGATATGTAATAGTTCCCGCATAAAGCGTTGTTTCATCTTTACACCAATCTGCTATACAAGCACCATCTTGAGATGAGCAACAACATGAACACAAATATGATTTCGTGTACAACTTGTTTCTAACATCTTGGACCAGTTTTGATCTTGGCAAAATATATAGTGGATCTACCATGGTTTTTAGTTTATTTATTGCATCACGAGCACCTGATTGAACCGCGGGATTATGAACATTTTGTTTATCCGTATAAATATGACTTGGTGCTTGTATATCAAGTTTTAATATACTAGAGCAATACGTATACACACTCATGTTGTTGTGATGGTATATAAAACCTGGTCGTGGCGGTCCTTGAGTTAGGAAATTATGCGAGACGTCTATTGTTGATGCCCTTTTTGGAAAAATAGTCCAATCCAAGTGGTAAATCTTGTTGAAACTCAAATCCACCATGGCGACTTGAGGGGGTAGCCACGGCTGTATAATTGATCCAATATGATTATCGCGGAAATCGACAGTTTCTAAATGAATCAAATCAGATAATATTGGAACCGTTTGCATGCACGTACCAACAATACGTAACGTATTCAAATATAATGGTAATTTACAACCCAGGGGCCAATCAAAAAAATGCCGACAAGCCAAGATGTTGATCTCTTGAATATCGTCGGACAAGCTAGGAAGGAAAGCTAGAAAGTCTGCAGTGTCTTGTTCTGACAAGTTGCGTACCGTGTATTGTTGCATTTTAGGATTTAAAAGATTTAGGTTTTAAGTACAAATCGACTTTTATATAAAAAATATGTAATAGTCGATTTGTACTTAAAACCAAGTCTCCAACATTAATATCATGGTGAAGCAAAACAATTCGAATCGCTTTCGTGACAGCGCCAGCCGTCTTATTATTTCTACCGAAGTTATAAAAGGTCTGGAGCAATTGAATCTGACCAGTGATCCAAGAGCTAAAAAACTAATCGATGACTTGACCATCTTTGTGAATGATACAACGAGCAGGCAATTTGATGGTAATCTGGAATTTATTGACAAGGGATTTAGTATCGAGTATTGCTTGCCCGGAAGGAGGATTATTTCGCACTTTGTAAGGACCAAGAGGTTGAATACCTAGTAACTATTTGCGATTGGTACGGGCTTTACACACAAATATGTTGCGGCGGCTGTACGCTGCCATCACATCTTGAACCTGGAATTTGGACTTGCTAGACAAGAACGACTCTAATGACGTGTGATACACCTCGTTCAACGTACCATAGGTGATCGTGGATGCATGTTTTGTTTTGAAAAAGTCGGCAATCATTTTGATCAACATGTCTTGCAAGTGCACAGGCAGGTCAGAATCGATCATTGAAAGTATCTTGTCGAAATACACATCAGGGCATGCATCGATAACACCATCTCGAGACATGTACAAGAGGGCCAGATTGTTGGTGCTTAGGATTGTATTCTTTTGTTTTAAGAATTGACAAAACTGGTCATAGTCTTCGTAATTGTACGCTGCCATTTGGGTTTTGAACACGTCTTGTAATCCTGATAGATATGATTGGACAAATGTATTGACGAGTGCATTCATCTCGGGAATCTTGATATTGTCTAGTAATGATACAAAGTGCTGCATATATGTTCCATTTGTTACTGCCTTGGTCAATATGATGTTGACAACTTGGTCTAAATTGTTGGCATCCATTATTTTCAAGATCTTCTTGGCCATGACATCTATGTTGGATGCGTTGACCTTGTTCAAGATGCTCGTGATCTCGCGCAAGAACTTTTCTTGATAGCTTTGAACACCAATGCGAGAGCGTGGAGCCTTGATGTGGTGCTCCTGACCACCTCTTTCTCCTCGGTTGTTGTATCGAGGCTTGACGGCATTTGCATGAGATGGATGAGATGCATGAGATGCATGAAACGCCTTTGGTACAAACTGCTTGGTCTCGTTGAAACAGTCCAGCAGAAAAATGGCAGTGATCTTTTCCCCCTGGAGCTTTTTCAAGCAGTCTTTTGGTTTATAAGCAAGAAACAATTCATGTTCAATAATCAAAGTGTCCATGATGGCTATCTATGCTTATATTGTAGCCAGAACAAATGTCTTTATATGTGTAATACTTGTTCGTGTATAAAAAAGTGAAGTGTCTAAATAGCATTGATAAGCTGTGTAATCAATGTCGTGTCCTATATGCTGCGAGACTTGGTCTAAAAAGGTCAAAGAGTGCAAGTGCCATTATTGCGACTTTGTGGCATGTGTGCCGTGCATGGAGCAGTACCTGGTGACCTCGTATTCGGATCCCAAGTGCATGAACACGGATTGCAAGCACGGCTGGACGGTAGATTACCTCTACTCGGTCATGCCCAAGACCTTTATGACGGGACCTTATAAGAAGCACCGCGAGGTCATCTTGTACGATCGCGAGGTTGCAATGCTTCAGGCGACGCAGCCACACGTGGAGAACATCTTGAACAAGGAGCGTTTGACCGAGGAGATTGAAGCTCTCAAGCTAGAGAGGAACAAGATTTCGACCGCAATCATGCTCAAGACCGAGGAGCTGGACGCTACAAGGTACTTTGGAATGGCGTCGCGAACTGTTGTATCCAAGTCCGAGTACGTGGGGCGCTGCTCGCAAGCAGACTGCCTCGGGTTCATTTCGTCGGCCTCGTTCTCGTGCGGACTGTGCAACACGGGGTACTGCAAAAAGTGCTTTGTGCCGGTACCCAAGGGCGAGGAGGAAGAGCATGAGGAACGTGAGGAGGGTCAGGAGGAGGAGGAGAGGCACAAGTGCAAGGAAGAGGACATTCAGACCTACAAGCTGATCAAGTCCGATACCAAGCCGTGCCCCACGTGTGCCACGCTGATCTTTCGCATCTCGGGGTGCTCTCAGATGTTTTGCACCGAGTGCAAGTCCGTCTGGGACTGGAACACTGGCCGCGTCGAGCAGAATGAGAACGCGATGCACAACCCCCACTACTACGACTGGCTCGTGGCAAACGGGGGAAGGCAGGCGGTCGCTGCTGCTGCTCCTCAGGCTGCAGGCCAGTGTGGTGCAAACCGGATCACATTCAACATTGTCAATGAATTTATCAAAGACATGTCCAAGGTGGAAAAGGAGTTTGTGTACAGCGTCTACAGGACGGTCAATCACTACAAGAACATGCACCAAGAGGTAGATCCACCGACTCTTTTTGACAAGAACCTGGATCTGCGCATTCGCTACTTGAGGAACGACCTGACTGTCGACAAGTTAAAGTCAATGGTCCAGATCCGCGAGAAAGCGGTCAACAAGAAGCGCGAGGTGCGACAAATCCTCTTGGCCTTTTCCGAGGCAACCATCGACATTCTCGTCGTGATGACTACTTTGCCGCACAAGAACAAGCCGATCAAGCTCCGCGAGTTCAAGATCAAGTTTGACAACATCATGGGCTACACCAAGACGGCACTCGCCAATGTGAAAAAAATGTACAACTGCACGGTGGACGATGTGTTTATGCAAGTGTATGGCCACCCGGAAACAGGAATAAGAGTAGGAGCAGGCGCATCAGTTTGAGTTTTGAGTTTTGATTTGTGTTTTGTTTCAATCTTCTACTTGCTCTCTTAATACACATATAAAGAATCCGTCCCTTGTATCATCATACAAGCTTTAAAAATGGACTCGGTACTTGACAAGATTGACCGGATTTATGAAGACATGAATATTCATCGAGCCATTATGGTGTGCGAGACCCTACGTGATGTAGAACTCATGCTTCCTATATTAAGTGAGCGACACTATCCTTGCTCTGACACGTACGATAATGACGTTGACAATGTACGCATCCTAGTAGTCACGTATGATCAGCTTGTAGATGAGCACTTTATTAAGGGCGAGACGACAGTCTTGTTTTGCCTTGACGACTCGGTGATCGGAGTCTTGTGTGCGCTAGCTCAAGAACACGGAATTCATCTAGTAGTGAGCCTTTAAAGTATACATCTCGTGAAATAAAAATGTCGTATAATTTATAAAAATGAAGGGACTGAAGAAAATCGGACAACATTTGCCTAATATGCCTTCTATGCCAGACAGTGGCATCATGCGCTATGTTTTGATCGTGGCACTCGCCGTCCTCCTGGGGTTTGCAGTCATGTATATTATCAATATCCAAAAGGCGGCCAAGGAGACGTTTGAAGAGGCTGGAGGGGCTGGAGGGTCCAAGTACAAGGTCGTGTACATTTATAGCACGTCGTGCGGCTACTGTACCCAGTTTACGCCGACCTTTAATGCATTCGCTCAGACCATGCAAGGTTCAAAGGCTGTGCAAGTCTTGTCCTATGAAAAGAGCATGCCCGAGGCGTCTCCCTATCTAGGTTATGTTAGCGCATTCCCTACGGTGCTCATCATGAATGGATCCTCTCTTGTCAACTCTCAAACTGGTAATGTCAGCCTTGCTGCTCTAAAATCTTTTGTCACGACGTCGACTGCTTCTGCTTCTGCTTCTGCTTGAAAAGCGATTGGAATAACGGGTTCTATAGGTTCTTCATCGTCGTCGTCAGATGATGTTGGGGTTAGGGGTCGATGATTCTCCTTGCAGACCTCGTAGCCCCTCTCGATATAGTCGTCTAGAATAGCCGTGTCCATGTGCAATTTAAAAGTGTTTAAATCAAACATGCTTTTTCCGTCTTCCAATAGAATTTTAACAACTTTATTGGATGTGTTATCATGGACCAATTTAGGTTCCTTTTTGTTTAGGCGCTCGAATACCGAGTCCAATATCAAGGACAGGTAGGAGAGCAAGTTGATGTCGCTAGACGTCGTATTGGCCATGTCGCCCGATGAAACGAGTAGCGCAATCGTGTCTGTGAATGGCTTTTCATTGTCATGAAAGTATTCAATGGGGAAATTGTTGAAAAGGCTCGCATCCACATACAACATGTCGTTTAAAAACACTGGCCTGACGACAAGAGGAAGTGCTACACTGATCCGAATCGCTTGCACTACTTCCATCTGCGGAGTCTTGTCCACACAAAAGTACTCGATCGATGCCTTGGTCACGTTTGAGCCACATACGACGAGGTTTTTTCCAGTGAGTTTGGCGAAATCGGCAAATGTGATGTTGGCCGGATATTTCTTTTTAGCAATAGCCCTCTCAAACACCTTGCATATATCGACGCCATCCTCTATTCCCAGGGTGTCGAATATATCAAACAGGTTTTCAATGTCCACTTCACGAGCGGCGAAAGCGGCTGCTTCAACGGCAGCAAACTCGCGCATTTCCTTCCACGTGTAGCCCAGGCATATGAACAGCCCTACAATGGATCCGGCCGATGACCCAATCACATTGACAATCGTCGACGACAAGTTGTTCTCTTCCAGGTACTTGTAACATCCGATGAATGCGGATGCCTTGAACGAACCGCCGGACAAGACGATGCTCTTGTACGAAGATTGCGTCATGATTACTAGTATTGTGGCAACGCAACGTTTTCTTATATAATGTAGAGAAAGATGAAGTACCTGTCCGCTGCGGATATTTTAAAGCAACAAACTACGAGACAGAACAAGCGATTTGAAGCATTCGAGCACATTGTCGCGAGCTGTTATAAAAGGATTGAAAAGTGTGTCCAAGTGACACGAAACGTTTACAGTTGTTTTTTTGAAGTTCCGGAATTTTTAATAGGATATCCATTGTATGATCTGAACGAGTGCATCGGATATGTTGTCAACATTCTAAATAGCAAGGGATTCACTGTGCAATACATGTTTCCACGTGTTTTAATGGTATCGTGGCTACCCAAGAACACAATGACGTTGCCGATGCCAGTATCGAACCAACAACCAATGAATCAACAGCCAACAAATCAAAATCATCAAAATCATACGAATCATTCCGTCTATGTTCAAGATCCTGCGAAAAAGACACGAACAGTTGCAACGCCGGGTAAAAAAGTATTTGTTCAAAAGACTGGGTCGGGCGCAGGCGTTGGCCGTGGTCGTGTCAAGCCTTCCGGAAAGATTGTTCTAGACTTGTCCTAGCCTACTTTTTCAACATGCTCCCGACTTGCAAGATTTGCTCCATGATGAAGATTAAAAAGATTCCAGATAGAATATAAATAATCAACTCGATATACTCTTTTTGTTCAAGTAAAGACTTTGCAGGAATTGACGAGGCTGATGAGGCTGCGTATTTTTCAATTATGTCCTTGTAAATCTCTTCACGTGTAAGCGACCTAGCCTCTTCTTGTACCGTCGTCGACACCTTTGGCTTTGATATCATCTTGTTGTCCAATGCTATAGGGTCGTTGCGTATTTCATCTGTATAATACGAATCATATGAAAATGATTGTGTATACAAGGGATTGTTTGAATTGTAGCCCTCGAGATTGTCGACAGTCTTCTCGTGGTCACCTCTTGTTTGCATTTTCAAATAGGGGTCGTCATACTTGCAATCGTCAACCGCCATGTATGCATCCATGATGTTTTCAATATTCTTCCTTCCGCAGGGAATGGGTGAGGAGGAAGGGGGAGAGGGTGCAGAGGATCCTCCCCAAACTTCCGAAAGATACGCAAAATCCGACGTCATTAGATATATTTACAAATTGTCGAGAAAATAAAACGGTTTTTCAAACATGTTGTATGTGTATAAATGGATGCTTTGACAGTTCTCGCCGCAAACAAGTTCTTTATCGGATTCGCCATTTTAATAACGAATATCGGTTCTAGGTTTGTCATCATGGACGTGGGCAAGACACACGAAAAGCTCTTGTCAAATGAACTCATGAAAAAAGTAGTCATATTTTGCATGTTTTTTGTGGCTACACGAGACATCATTACGTCTACCATTTTGACCTTTGCTTTCGTCGTCTTTTTGGAAGGACTCTTGAATGAAAACAGCAGGTTCAACGTCTTGCCGCAGATATTCAAGACCAAAAAAGTAGAACAACGAGAAGAACAACCCATTCATGTTTCTCCCGATCAATATCAGATGGCTATGCAAACGATTGAGCGATTTTACAGTCAAAATAAAATCGCGTAAATAGTAAACAAAAATGGAGTTTGATTTTCTAGGAGTCATTGCATTGATCGCATTCGTTATTACACTCGGAACAAGTGCCGCTCTCATTTATTTGTACGCTTATACGTTTAAATCCGTCGCCACGACCAATACAAGTATACTGGAGATCAAGTCTAAAATCGGAAGCATGATCAAGGATATCAATACTGTCAACCGACAAGAGTTTTCGGTCGATACTTCTCAGCAACAGAGCATAAACACCATTACTAGCAGGCTAGATGCGAGGTAGTAGTGCCATGAGTTCTTGAGCGGTTGGTCTATCGCAGGGGTCCTCTTCCAATGCTCTCGTCATGATTTTTTTAAGGATTTGATCTGGGCATTTTGCGACTAGTGCCATGTCCACCTTTGTACTTTTAAAATACATTTCATGAATGACGAGACCAATACACCACACGTCTTGTTTTTGCGGGCATCGTTTATGTTTCAAATGATGTGTCTTGCTCTCGGGGGGCAAATAGTCCTTGGTCCCAATCTGTTCGCCCTTATAGTCACCAATATCACACGCCCTGTCAAAATCGATCAAGACCAGATTATAGTGCTTGTCAAACACGATATTTTCGGGTTTAATGTCCATGTGTGCAATATGTAGTACATCATGCAAATACGTAATGGCATCTAGTAGCTGATACACGATTTTTCTTTTATTACTGGGGATTCCCCAAGAGTAAATTGCATCGAACAAGTCGCCATTCATATAATACTTGAATGTTAACGTGCATAAACTGCCCACTGTATCACACCTGTACAGTTTTATTATATTGGGGTGACTGATTTGTTTAAGCATCCTGACTTCATTTTGTAATCTGAGGCTGCGTCCGGACTTTTCTTTCTTCACAATATAGGATTTTGATCCGTTAGTGTGCAGCTCTACGACTGAATTGCATGACTTGTATATCGTCGACAGGTATATCATTTGTACAACATTCGTGTATATTAGTTTTGATCGGACCGCATGTTTATCCAAGGCAGGACAAGGGTAAATAGAGCTGAATTATTTTAAAATAAACGACTTGGTAGTTCGTTTGCAAATTGAATATACAGAGATATATAATAATGACAACAACAAACTCCAACATGGCCAACATTCGTGTCATAACAAAACGTGCCCAAGGAAGGCGACCATACATGGAAGATAGAGATTGTGATCAAGTTGTTGCTAAAAACGCTAGGCTGATTGGGATATTTGACGGACACGGTGGATCAAAAGTGGCAGAAATATGCGAGACCAACTTTCCTATGATTATACGTCAAGGATTGATAGGCAGCACAGACATTGGTCAGGTCCTGAAGCACACGTTTTCCATAATGGACGAGTTGGTCGGCCAGTGCAACATGCCGTTTGTTGGAAGCACCGCAGTCGTCGTGTTGGTGACGCCCACCTCGGTCTGGTTTGCGAACGCTGGAGACAGCATGGCAATGGTGGCATACGAGTCGGGAGCGTTAGAGCTCATGTCATTTGAACACAAGGTAGAAAATGAAAAAGGTCGAATCGAGATTAGTGGGGGCCGGATCACGTATGACGATGGGTGTGCGCGTGTAGAACAAACATTAAACGTGTCCCGATCCATCGGGGACTTTCATATGAAGAAATATGTGATATCAGAACCCTATATTAGAAGCATATCGCGAGCACAAACATTCAAGGATATCAAGTATATAATACTCGCTTCGGATGGGGTATGGGATGTGTTTAACAAGAGCACAATTCATGAAGTATTCAAGGCAAATTCTAATGTTGACGAGGCACTCGACATCATCATGAACATAGCAACAACACACGGATCAGACAATGTCACTATTACATATATCGATTGGTTCTAGGACTTGCCTTGAATCGAATTGACCGTCTGTGTGACCAGTAGGATGCAGTTAGTCACGGACGCCACCATGGTGATGGCGAGCACCCACGAAAAGGGCATGTGCACATTTACTGTAATGTTTTCGGCGAGGGCAATCTCCTTGTCGGAAGTGTCTGACTCTGAATCGTCATCAGATGTCTCATCTTCCTCGTCGTCCTCTTCATCTGACTCTTCATCTCCCTCGTCCTCGCTCAACATGCCAGTATCGTGCAAATACTCTTGCACCTCGGGAAAAGTAAAGATGAGGTCAAGGTACAGGTCGATATCCTTGATTGCACTCAGCTTTTCCGTGACCAAGTCCATGTTGACATAGAGATCAGATACGTCGTTCTTCAGCTTGAGCTCCTTTCGACTCTTGAGAATTGTGCGGATAATGGTATAGAGCGGCTTCTTGACGTCGGCACCCACATTCGCGTTGATGATTGAGAAAAGGCTGTTGATCTTCATGATGGCTTTTAGTTATGAATATACGTGGTCTTGTTTCTTTATATAAGGATACATGTCAAAAACAAATATAATCAAAACAAAATGATGCTATCGCTATTGTACTCGGCAGTTTCCGAATACTTTGTTTGTACGAGGCGGAACATTACAACTCGATTTTTCAACAATGCTGAAGGGGCATTTACGTCATTTGTTCCGACATCGTGGGCACCGTATCCTATTCAACAAATGCTCTTGAGCCGTGTCTTGTGGATCCCGAGGGTCGAGTGGACAAAGGTGCTCACATTATTTGACGATGGTGTGGTTTGTCGATTGGATATTTGTCCCGAGCCGGCTGTGACGAACAATATTATTTTGCTTTGTCATGGTTTTGGCGGATCCGTCGAATCCCCTTATTGTTCACATGTTGCGCACCTTGCAAAAGCTAATGGATATACTACTATTGTTTACAATAGACGAGCTCATGTTCCCGAATCCCATTCACCCACATATCCGGTTCATTATGATCAAGACGATTTAGAAAATGTCATTGATTGGATCAAGAATGCGTATCCCGATGCCAACTTGTACGGAGTTGGTTGCTCAATGGGAGGAAACTTGTTGGCTAGATATGCTGGTATAAAAGGATCAAGTTGCCCATTTAAAAAGATTGTTAGCGTGAGTAACGGCTTTGATCTACATGCCGGCGTCGAAGTTTCCAAGGTGGTGCCCTTGAATAATAAATTGTTCATGTCATTTACACGTGAAATATTGTGTAATGTTCAAGATGGTAATACTATTTGTACCAAGATCAAATCGTTTAGCGATCTCGAGGGCAAGGCACTCGGACTATCAGACATGTCGACCTATTATTCTGCAAGCAGCTCTATAACTGAATTGGCAAATGTGGCCGTTCCATGTCTATGTATATATAGCGATGACGACATCTTGTTGAATCACAAGGATGAGTTTTATTCAGAAATGGTCAAGACAAACCCTAAAATTACAGTTATTGCGACATCGCATGGAGGACACGTGGGATTCGTATCACCCGATTTCAAATGTGATTGGTGGATCAAGAATGCATTGACGTTTTTAAAAGCTATATAAGCACTTGCCTGTTTGTTACATCTGTGTACAATGTGTACTATTGATGCATATGGTCTAAATGGGCGCAGCTTGCCGGATATCGAGGAATTGGATAGACACTCCAAGTTACTAGGGACTATTAAACGTCCTGAACCCACGGAAAATGAAATTGAGCGATGTATGCCTTTGCTCGTGGAAATCATGGAAATTATAGAGAATTGTGACGAGCCGATTGACTTTTGTTCCTTGGCGAGAAGACACAAGGTGAGCAAGAACAAGTTGACAGTGTATCGCATGCTAATGACCGTGTTAAATAATGATTTTAGCAAACTGGCCAAGGTCGCACTGGCTCTCGACCTAGGTAAAAAGGGTGTATCCGGTGTGGCGCCAATCACCGTGGTCACATCACCGAGACCCACGTTTATGAAGAATGGCGTGCATGTAACACAGGATTTCACTTGTGCGCACAATTGCTCATTCTGTCCGAAAGAGGTCGACGGGTTTGGTAATCCTACACAGCCACGGAGCTATTTGTCTTTGGAACCGGCAACACAACGCGCTTTAAATAACGATTTTGATGCGTTTGCCCAAATGCATGGACGCATGATGGACTTGGTCAAGCAAGGCGGATTGGTAAACAAGATTGAGATCAATGTGATAGGTGGCACATTTTCATCGTATCCTGACGAATACCGATATGAGTTTGTCAGAGATTTGATTTATGCAGCCAATATCTTTGGTCATCGTCACTTTAGACCCAGACTCTCCTTGAAAGAAGAACAAGATTTCAACGAGCTGGCAGACTGCCGCATTGTTTTGATCGCGGTCGAGATACGCCCAGACTCGGTCACATCTGAAGAATTGGTGTTTCTGAGAAGGCTGGGCGTCACACGGATCCAATTGGGTATCCAGCATTTGGATGACGAGGTGCTAAACAAGTTGAACCGCAAATGTAGTACTGCGAGAACGTATGCGGCGATCAAGATGCTCAAAGACTGTGCGTTCAAGATTGATGCTCACTTTATGCCGAATTTGCCAGGAAGCACACCAGCGCTAGATGAAGCAATGTTGGTAGGTGATCTCGCGGGTACAACAAGGCCGGTAAAGCGAGAATATGCTTGTATAAAGCCCAGCATCCGTCCGGAAGTTCATGAAGAGTACTTTTTAAAGAATCCGAATGTACAATGTGATCAGCTCAAGATATACCCGACTGCCGTCACGGTCCATACAGAGATTCTCGAGTGGTTCAAGAACGGATCCTATGTGCCCTATAGTGAAGCCGAACTCATCGACGTGCTGGTCAAGTTTAAATCGCTTGTCTTTCCTTGGGTGCGCATCAATCGAATTGCTCGAGACTTTTACACGAATAATACGTACAGTATCTCGGGAAGCAACCTGGGTATCCGGTCGTTGTTAACAGACATTTTGGCCAAGGACAATTGGCATTGTGCCTGTATTCGATGCCGCGAGGTCAAGAGGGGCGTATTCGATCCGTCGTACATTCTTATTTTACGCAAGTACTTTGCATCTGGTGCCTACGAGTGCGCAATCGGTGCCGAGAGTGCGAATTTCCGGACGACGTATGGTCAAGTGCGGTTACGCTTACCCAGGAGCATGAGCCAGGTTATGGTGTTTCCTGAACTTAGAGGTTGCGCTCTCGTAAGAGAATTACACGTGTACTCGGATGCGGCTTCCATTGGCAAGGCGAATAAAGGATCCGTTCAACACCGCGGAATCGGAACTACCTTGATGCGTCGCGCAGAACAGGTGGCTCGTACAAATGGATATGAACGAGTGGCCGTGATTGCAGCGATTGGAACACGAGGGTATTACAGAAAATTGGGATACGAGTTGGTTGGAGAGAGCGGCTACATGGCCAAGACATTATAGCCCAAACTTCTTGGCCCACATTTTTGCAACAGGGGAGCGTTTTGTCTTGATTTGTTTTGTAGGTTTTGTTGTCTTGACTGTTTTCACTGTCTTTTGGAACTTGGCCGAAGAGCTCGTAAACGTGTGCCGAACCACCTTGTTAGCAACGCGAATTGCGAGGACGATTGTTGGTGCCATTGCGTGGGTTGTTTTTCCTTGTTGCTTCTCTTTATACATGTGAATTTGTTCAAGACAAAACAAGATGATTTGTACAAGAAAAATAAGCATTTACATTTACAAAAACAAAAGAAAATGTGATTTTATCAATTTGCATAGGAGCACCGAGGATTGGGTGGGGTTATAACACACCATGGATATCTTTGAAATGGCCGAGCGTTTATCCAAGGCATGCGATGACGCAACCGTGGGATCCGAAGTGTGCATTGTTCACAACATTGGCGCCCTTGGCATCTCTAGTCAGGACATTCTTCGTCTCTTCTTAGAGGTGTCGGACGCCGAGAGCGAGTTGTGCAAGGGCTACTACAATGGCAACATCTTGTGCACCACTTGGTTTCACGCGGTAAAGCTGCACTCGGATATTCTGGACGTGACCAAGCTTTTGAGCATGGGCAATGTGGTCATGAACTATTTGGCTCAGCGGTTCATCAACACTGGGTCATATACGAGGGCGTGCCTCGAGGTTGGATTCGTATCGAATGACAAGAACGTGATGGATCACATACACGCGCTGATGCGAGTCAACATGATGTGCTAGATTTTGTATTCTTCCTTTGATCACTAACATCGTATATGGGCTAGATTTCCAATGTCCATTTTTATAGACTACAACTATTCACAAAATATAAACATTCATTTTTATATGGGTTTATTTTGTGATAAAATAAATATTACATACAATTAAATGTCGTGTACGTCTTGTGACTTGCCCATGTCAGGAGGAGGTGGTGGTCAGTCGGCCGGAGGTAGCTTTGATTCGTATTGTTCTGTATGTGGTCTTCCATTTCGCCCTATTGAATCACATATTTCTACAGAGTGGCTAAACGATGCCTTGTTAACTTACAAGAATCATTCCGCCAAATTACATTCAAAGGGAGACTATGGTGCATTCGATGTCAAGGGAACTTTACCTGCAGATATTGCAAGTCAATTTATCGGTCACAATATCAATAAAGCAAAAGATGGAAAAGTCGAAATTTATACGTACGAGTTTCTCGAGGAACACCCTGATGCTGCATTGATCCACGAGAAATGTCATCATCGCAATGATGCAAAATTCGTTGCAACTGATATTGGACATGTTAGGGACTTTCAAGAGCAATTTTTTAATGACGACGAGTTTCTTAAATCTACTAAATATGCTTGGTTGCTAAAGGAACCTAAAAACACAACACCAGTAAAGACAGTAAAGGTAGTCAAGACCAAGAAGGCAGCTAAAACAGTCAAACCTGCTGCAACTAAAGCTGTTAAAGCAAAACTAGTCAAGGAAGATGTTGTTGCTGCTGTACCGTTTAACAAGTACACGATCAAGCAATTGACCGAACTATGCGACATGTTACAAATCAAAAAGGGCAAGGTCAAGGGCGACACTATCGCGAATATTCGAGCATTTGTTTGTTCTATATAAAAATATGAATACACCGGTTGCTAATAATCTACCAAGAGTATGTTGCATCTACCTCGTCTCAGTCAAATAGGCAAAGATGATGATGCATTTGCCAACCTTTGATCACTACATATTTAAAAAAAGAAATGCATAGTAAGACATGGACGAATTGTACAACATGTATAAACACGGCGAGACGAGTGAGACATTGCGCCATCGTTTCAAAACAATTGTACTTTTAAATGATATTGACGAGGTTCGTCGTATATGGGCTAGATTTCCAATGTCGGCTTGGCACTATGCCATGCCTGATTTGATGCAAGAGTTGATTGCTAGGAATGCACTCGAAATGGTGGCTGCTTTCAAAGCGAACAATCATGTATTTGTAACGACACGTGTGCCTCATATGCCTCCTATGCCTCCTATGCCTCCTATGCCTCCTATGCAAGTGGGTAGATTTACAATATACAAGTGTCAAGAAGAATCGATAATTGTCGAGTATGAAGACTATATTACAGCATCCATGCTTTTTAAATCAACGCTTGCCTACTTGACAAATATACCTGCACATGTCGACACGAGTGCTACCTTGCATACCATGGTGTGCCATCTTTTGGACCATTTGGATTTCAAGGTTGCAAAACGACTGGCTGCTAAATTATCAGAGAGTCATGGGTGGAATATATTTTCTCAACAATTCAAGGGGCATGTGGATATTAAAGAACTTACAAGTGACATATTGGCTATTAAAAATGCCATGTTTACACCACAACCGGGCGGTAGGTAGTATAGGAGGTGCTATGCACATTATTATTAAAGTGAAATTAAAGCCAACATAACCATTTATATACATTGCTTTAGTTCCATGTTTGCTTTAGCATACCAATACAAACTCGGTCAATACAACACTACTTTTTCAAATTCATATTCATCTTGGCAATAAACTCTTGATTTGGTGTCTTGTTGGGAACGAATAGCTTGCGCTCGTGCACTTTTCCGTTGATCGTGACGGTCTGGGTGATGAGCCGGCCAGATGACTTGTTCTTGTTCTTGGCAGAGGGTGTATGCTTTGTGGGCTCGCGCTTGTCAATCATGATGGTAGTGCGTCTTGCAGCCTTGATCTTGGCAGCGGCTTCGTTGACGCGCTTGGCACTTGTCGCAAACTTGGTATTTGACATGTTGGATGATTGGATGATTGAATGTTTGTCTGATTGAATGGTTTGAAAGTCTATAGCACAGTCCTTTTATACACGAGTATTGAGCAAAAGGCAAAAGGCAAAAGCAAACACATGTAGACAAGACAAGACAAAACGGGTATAAGGACAAAAATACAACACATCTTGCAGAGCATGGAACTCGTGCAACCTCTAATTTTTTAATCAGTTCTTGCGTGTTTGACCGAGTGGACAAAGGTGCTGCTCTCAAGATGCAGTGGGTAACCATCGTCGGTTCGAATCCGACAGCACGCAACAATTGATTACATATAAAGTTATAGATTTAACGATATCAAAACATGGATAATCTTCAAAACTGTATGATGCTTTGTACATTGCCATGTACGCTACCATTGCTCGCTTTGTACGGTAAAAAAAGTGAATTCATCATTTTGTCTCTTGGTACACATCCTCCATGATTCACCGTGACAACTGGCTCGTAACTTTTACGCAGCTTCCAAAAGCGATGCAGGGCTCCATGGTCAAGATTAGCAACGGAGTCGAGCGATTCTACGTGGATGTGGTTCGCGTCAAGGGAAATGGCGACATTGTCGGAAGGGTGAGCAACATGCTCGTGACACCCGGACATGCTTACAACATGGACGATCTCGTCATCTTTCGGCAAAAGCACGTGATCGAGGTTTGGTCTGCGGACCAGAGGGTTGCCAGGGCGACTGCCGCGCAGCCAGCTATCAACTCGATCATTGCGGTGTTTATCCAGGATTTCATGGTCAAGCACGGACGCATGCCATCAGAGCAAGAGGGACAGGCATATTTCGAAAGAAATGTCAACACGCGACTGGTATGATTTTGTATGGTTTGTATGACTTGTGGGATTTATTCGCTACTTGCTATATAAAAAAATGATTCAATAAAAATAGCAATATAACTTTTAAAATGTGTCTGTGTATAAAAGAGGACCAGCCAGCAGCAGTTGTAGCTGTTCCAAATCACCCAATTGATGTCGAGTCGGATTCCGAGTCAGACGATCACGAGGAAGAGGAAGATGACATGGTCATCAGGGCCAAGTGGCAAATGGATGGCGCGACAACTCTGGACGAGGCGGTTCAAAAGCTCGAGGGGTTTATCGCATATTTAAAAGAGCTCAAGGCTGGTGGGTGGGAGTTGAGAAACACAATTGATGATGATTGGGGATTTGTTTACAAGAAAGAGTAGGTATGCTTGTATATTTGTGTGTTTATCTTCTTACTTTGGTATAAAAAGTACAGTAATATCTATATTCAAAAACAAAATGTCGCAAATGTATACGCTTCAAGGCCAAGTACAACACCTAGTAAGCGACAAGGTCTTGTTTCGAAAAATGTGTGACATTGGGTCAGTGGTAGAGAAGCGAATTGCGACCCTCTTGATAAAAACCAAGTTGCCGAATGTTGTTGCCGTGTATAATGTGACACCCGGATATATTGACATGGAATTATTAGACGTAAATCATGCCGACAAATCTAATATGAAACATGATGTATATTTAGCAATGGAACAATTGCACTCGATCAACGTCGTATATGTAGACTTTAAATTTGACAATTTTGGGTATAGTCACACGGACAAGTGTTGGAAAGTGTTTGATTTCGATGGGTCCGGAATACTGGATAAAAGTCAGGACAAATGGGATTCAGAGCCACCGGACTTTTACATGTATAGGAGTGTTTCCAAGTTGGAAACAAGGCGACTTGTTGATATCGACATGCTTGCTTTTTCGCTTGTGCCTTGGACGTAAATGCTTTTTGCTTTTGCTATGTTCACATGATCATGAAGCACACGTGTCGATCAAAAATGACATTAACGAGTTTTTGGACACTACACACGAGGTCTTGTGCAAACTTGGTCCGGGACAGAGCGACTTTTACCAGTGGAGAAATAAAACATTCATGGTGAAATAGTAGGGTCATACAGTGTTGTCGAGAGTTTATTATTTCAAAGCTTCTTGCTTTGGTATTTTAATGCTTGTAAAACATCCGGATAAAGACCCTTTTTGCTTCTAGCTTTTCTTCCCGGACACGGATCAATGAACACGATGTGAGATATATCGGACATATCTGATGTAATAATATTCTGGCATTTCACATCAAATTCGTGCATTTCTAAAGTCTCCCATGCCCAAGCTCTTGTCTTGCGCGAAAGTATTCCAGATTTAAAGCGAGTAAATGTCACGGGAATAGAATACTCGTCTTCTTGCCAAGTGTCGACCGCATTCACTACCATTGCAATCTTGTTGGACAACATGTTGAACGTGTCGACAACAGTTTTTGCATCATTGTGCAACATGAGACCGTGCAAATATGCTTTCTCATATTCGGTTCCATCATCGAAAATTCCACCATGATTCTCGTACTCGGATCTGATGTCAGTACCTGGATCTTTTTCCGAGGCAATTCTGTAATACAAGTTGAGATCAACGGGTTTATCTTTTTACTTTTAAAACTCGACCTTCTTGAGAATCAGTAGTAAGTAACCCGTACTTGGCCATTTCTTTGAATGTATCAGATGCCTTGTGACTTTCTGTGTTCAACAAGAATTCTTCATCACCGATTGTAGCGGATAGGCGAGCAAGGCAAGCTTCTTTAAAAGTGTACATGTCTTTTCACCTTGTAAATATAACCGTGTTTTTAAATAGTATAGCAGCCACTTTCACACAAGCATATAAAGTAATATATACACATCATCGGTTAAAATGGATTTCACAAAGCTCATGTAAATCCGCATTATTAAAATGGATCAAGGACAACGATGATGTCATCATTGATCTTATTGCTGCATCAAAATCAAAATTGATTAATATTTATACCACTATAAATTATCAAAAATACCATTCCCATTGTGTTTGTTATGAATAACAATTACAAATTTCTTTAAATCACATCCGAGGACGGGAGCTTTTGCTTTTGTAAAATTCAAGGAAAAATAAGAGACAACCAACTGATCAACCACTAAATACTAAATACGTGCATGTCTGGCATGTACTGCAGCCGTATGAGACGCGAGTCCAATTGCGCAAAACAGTCTTGCGTTGTTGCAAATATAACATTTCAGGAATCCATTGCCGGCTTTTCGTGCCGCATTTCGCTTTTTTGCACGACGTAACATGTCTTGATTCTGAACAAACTTGTCCAATGAGATTTTACATGTATACACTGGTTTGACATATACGTGGTCATTTTCCACAACCACCTTGAGAGACTCGATCAATTCTGGCATGTTTGTTGGTAAAACATATTGGTCTCCCATGACACTCTCTATTTTATACTTGGTATACAAGCGCCTCAATTCGAGAGCCTGCTTGTTATATTCCATACCGAGCAAGTGCTTCCATGAATTGCACAGGATTTGTACCAGGCCAAACTCTTTGAGCGTATTATCCAAGTCGTGCCGATTGACTGCATTCTTTAGTGATGATTTATCTTTTCCACCAAACAAGATCTGAAAAGCTTCTTGGTCAAACTCGATATGAAGAGGGACCTCTTCTTGTAGCTCGTTGTATTTATTCTGAATTTTAGCCAGGTACTCGTCAATCACGGTTCGGTCAAATGACTCGATGGTCTTGTATGAAGTGGTCATTTTTGCGCATGCCCTGGTAATGGCAGCCGTCATTTGTTTTCCATATTTTGTCGACGAGTTTATGATTTCGACCACTTGCTTGTTCAACTCATCCGCGATGCATTTTGTCCTGATCGAACAAGGTACTGCGGGTGATGCAATGGCCAAGGTGACCGTGGGAAAAGACGCGATATATGCATCGAGTGCAATGGCTTTTGCGTCTTCGCTCGACACATCACAGTCATCGTGCTCGGAATAAGAGTCATAGGAGTCATCCGAGTCATCCGAGTCATCCGAGTCATACGAGTCATACGAGTCATCTGAATAATCGTCCCATGTCCCTCGTCGCTGCATGCCCCGGCGTCGGTCGCGCCAGTCCGCATACATGTTGGACAGAATAGTCGAATATGTGGTATGGTCATAGTAAAACTTCATCTCACACATGACAATTGCAATCTCGTCAACATCACCATGACCGTCTCGGATGAACATGTTGCACAACCTCGAGTCTGAACGCAACGCGCATCCGTGATTGGCCAATTTCAAAACGAGCTCGCTCATCCTTACGACCCTGTGCCTAACAGAGGTTTTGAACTGGTCGAGAGGCATGGTACCGTTGAGAAAAGGCGACGCATCAAAGACTTTTTTAAAATCTTGGCTAGATACGTTGTACTCGGACAAGAACTGGTCGAGCTGTACTTGGCGAGCTTCCAGCTTTTCGGCATCGAGTTTGGCCTTTTTAGCCTTGGCCAACTCTTTCTTTTCATGCTTGGCTAGTTCCAAGAGCATGTCGGTCGCATCTTGAATACCGTCGTCGCCTGGTCCATTGTGATCCAAGAGTTGTCGCAAGACTTCAGACCTGACATACAACCTCATTAGGCGAAAACCGCGCCTATCATGTGGATTCTTGCGGTATTCGCAGTGGAGCCTTTGCAGCATTTGTTCATCTGCGCCGAGCGACTTGGCTGTTGTTACGGTAATTAACTTTGAAGATCCACACAGAAAGTTGCGCACGTTTGACCGTAACGGATTCTTCTTGGCCGGAATAGCTTTCAACTTGGATAATACTCCTTGGGCCAGGTGGGCACGCATCTTGTTCTCCGCAACAAGGTTCTCAATCAACTTGGCCTTGGTTCCCGTCTTGGGACACTTGTAAAGGACACATTCCTCGCGGAGCTCGGCAAGAGAAAGCTTGGAATAATCCATGTTGTTGCCGGCGAGTGCGTCGGCTTGTAGCGTGGCCACGTCTTGATCACGTTTAATCCTTTTCTTGTCCAGGATGTCGACGCAATCAGGATCCAACAAGTTGTAAATGTGGGATGCCATCTCGGCACAATCTGATGAAGCTCTGCCGAGGGCGATGGATGCGTGCAAAGTATCTGATGTACGACCGTACAAATTATACAATTGTTCTGCAATATTTACAAGACACAGGCCAGGTAGTTGATCCAACATGTTGGACTCTTGCTTGGGCTCTTGTATAATACCATGTTGTATAGGCATGTTTTTATATGCTTTTTTAAAAAGGTCGTCATGTAAAGAATAAAATGCAAATGCAATCAGCCGACAATGCATTCGTGATTGATATCGATTCTTTAAAGAAGCGTCACAATAAAGACAGTCTCCAATACTATATTTGGTCTATTGCATTGAATTGTAAAAAGAACTCTCGAGCTTTTTGGGCTTTGGAAAAGACACTGAGACTAAAAGATAGAATCATTTCTATACCACTGCTCATCCTATCGAGTGCGACCGGTCTCACATCAGTGACGCTTCAACAATCGCCAACGTCTTCCTTGGCAGACGCCATGGTGGCTCTAGGAGTTTCGAGTGCTTGTCTGGTTGCTATCCAGAGATTCACAAGGTATGCGGAACGTGCAGAAGTTGCCAAACATGTTGCCAAATCGTATGCGCGCCTTGCTAGAAAGGTTGAGACGACAATGGTCTTGGTAGAGAGCATGGCAGTGCGGATGGACCCTACTGAATTCCTCAAGTTTATTCGAGATGTTGAAAAAGAATTGGACATTATTTTAAACGATACAGATGAAATACCGGGCGACTTATTCAAGGTGCCTGTTGTAGAGGAGAATGCTCGGGAGGTCAAAGATGTTGAAAGCGATCAAGTTGTACGATATTCAAACAGTTCTTTGGAAAATATTAGAGGACAAGTGCATCAAATGGGACGGTGTGCTGCAGCACCTTCTGAAGAACAGATGTCGTAACTAAAAGTGCTAATTCCCACCCTTGCCTGTTATAATACTACACAGTAGTATCCAAGTCCATTTTACTGTGAATAATCATCAAAACAAATAACTCATGATGGCTAATGAAAATGGACAATTTTATGTTGTTTAGACCAAGTGTGTTGTATGTAGATGATAAAAGGAAATGTATTATGGATTTATAAGTTTAATGAAAGTGAAGCTTGTGCATTGTGATGGTAGCTTATACCAAGTTTTCGGACTTGACGGCGGATATTCTCCAAATTATTTGGCAGATATTTATGTTTTGTAAATGAATACAAAACGCTTGATGACACTATAAATACAAGATAAATATTCATTATCAAAGCAAGTAAATATAATCCATCCACGTCTACACCTATAACGCTTGAGCACATGCTACCAAGTACGACTTGGTAAGCTCCTGGTACAAGTCATTCATCTTTTTGAATTCCTTTTTGCCGTGTGTCGCCTCGAGGATATTGATTGCCATATCGATTGCTTTGACAAGGGGGCATGTGGGACCGGGACTTTTATTCCACAGTCCCTTGGCGTTGGCCCCATGCTCGTCAGGGCGAAGCTCAGCAGCCTGGTTCAACATGACCTTTCCCTTGTTGATAGTGATGCCCCTTGGTAAGAACTGGAACCGAAAGGTCTCCTTGATCTCATCGGGCACAACCCACTCGTCATGAGTGACGCGATATGCCATGGTTCTGTTCAAGAGCTTCAAGTTGGCCTCGCGGACATCAAAGCTCTGGCATGAAACCGTCGAGACAATCCAACCTTCGGGGATGTCGCGCTTTAGCAACTGTGTCCATATGAAACTGGCAAGGGATCCAACACTAAAGTTGGGATACTTGTCCTTGTACATCTTAGGAATCTTGATCCTTGGGGCACCTCCGTCAATCTCCCAGTTCAGGATCTCGAGCTCGTTGGCAAAGCACGCGTCATAAAAGGTCATGGTTGTGCCCTTGACGCGACTGATTGCTCCCTTGACCACCTCGTTCTCTTGAATATCGAGAGTGGTTCCTCCCTTGACCACCTCGACGTTGCTTAGAATCTCCATGAAATTCTTGGCAATCGTGAGGTCGTCCTCTTGTAAGACGTGAGTGTCAACATACGGCACGGGCATTTTCTTGTCAAACTCGTGTGCTGCCTTGAGAATGTCATTGTACTCGGTCGCAAGTCGAATGCGCTTGCACGCAAACTCGCTTGTAGCACTGTGCTCTGGGTCGTTGCTCAACACATCAATATAGATATCGAGGCAGTCCTTGAAGCGCACAATCTCGTTGGCATCCTTGTGACGAGTGCCTACAAAACTGCGGCTATTTCCGAGCTTCTTGCAAGCCGAATGACCATCGCACGTGTAACGTCCCATGGTATTGTCCTTGCGGATTCCTCTGGGCAAAAATGGGATGCCGGCTTGGATCAACTCGTCAACAGCAGGGATCTTGTCTGACCTCGGTCCACGATTGGAATTCTGCTCAGACTGAGACGCCAAACGGAGGTTCTCGCGACGGTTGTCAGTCTTGATTCCATTGATGTGGTCGACCGACAAGTTGTTGAGATTGGGGCACATGACCGAGTGCAAATAGGTGTTGGACGAAGAATTCACGTAACCTATCAGCATCAAAGACCACTTGTCCAATCGAATCTCCTCGTACATGTCGAGGTCAAACACAGTGACCGAGTCTTGCTTCTTGCCGCACGTCATGACAACGTACTTGTTATCGACTTTGATCGACTTGTTGATGGTTTTACCTGCATATTTGCCTTGTTCGACAAGGGTACCAGGGCTGAGTAGAGAACAGTCCATGTTTATAACCTTGTGTGGTGATTGGTTTCTTTATATTGAGTTGGTCATTTTTTTGTTTTGCTTTTACAAGTGACAATTGTTAATGCAACTTACAAAAGGAAGATACAAAATACTGACATTTAACAAACTACTAGACTGGAGACTATCCGCTTAAACACAATCTATGTTTCTAGACCAATATCTTCCACTTGAACATCTTGTACACCTGGCCGCTCTTTGCATATGCCTTGATGGTTGCGCTGGTCATCTGAAACTCCTTGATCACATCTGCCATTGAAGGGTGCACCTTGATGACCTTGTCTGTGTTGGGATCAATCTGCTCCACCCGCGTTCCACGTGTTTGCGGAACTACAGTTGGTAATGAATTGGTCTTGAGCCACACACTCATCAGCTTCTTATCCACGTTGCTCATAGTTGTCCACATGTAGTTGGCCATTGGGCGATTGTGCTTGATCGCGGTGCAGATGACCGATGCACATTGATCAACATGCTCGGCTGCCTCCTTTTGCTTGCCAAACACTTTTAGAATCTCGGTTCCCTCCAGATTCAACATGATGATGTAGTCGATTGTGCGCGTTTGCTTGTCAACTGTTTCTCCGATATCTTGGACTTTCATCGGGTCGCATGTCGACTCAATTAGCTTCCATCGATACCCCATATATACCTGCTTGTTCATTGATGCAATCTTGATACTGGTATAGCTGCTGTTTTCCATTCCCCTCACTGCCTCGGTAATACTTGGGAAAACGCGCGCCACCTTGGTCAAGTCACTTGGATCATACAGTTGAACTTTGGGGCCATATTTATTCACCTTGGCTGTAGTGGCCTTGTCTTGGTCATCGTCCGAGAGAGTTTCAATCTCTTTGCGGATAGCATTGATCTCTGACTTGATCCACTTGAAAATCTCAAAGCTAATAAGCTTGCTGTTGAATAGAAGCAGCTCAGCCACACCATTCTTGATTTTTCAAAGAAGAAAAATCAAGAAATACACCTAATATTCGCTAATGGTGGCAACATGTGGAAACGGCCAAGTGTTACATCTAGTTCGAGTATGCCCTCGAATCCTCTAGGTTTCCCATAGAGGGTGGACTATATCTTAGGTCTTCACCGGAACTGACTAGGTTCCTCTGACCCACTTCCATTTAGTCTCTGAACCTTCTCCATACTCTTGTCATTTCGAGTTTAGGAGCTTGGCTGCGGATTACCCAATCCCTTGGATTTTTACCATACCAGACTACACCTGTCTGCCACCGCGAAGTTTCCGACGCGATTTGGTACCAAGGGCTATAAGGGACTTCCCGCAATTTGGACGTGTCGCAGTGATTTCTCACTACTAACAGTTGGCATTGGCATTGTTCCGTATGGGGATACGGTGCCAAAGGGTGCGCAACGGAGTTTTCCACAAGATACCCATATACTTGTGGCCGACTGTTTTTAGGCTCAGCAATTTCGTTTCATAACGAGTTTAAGCCACCCATTCCTGACATGATACGAAGGACATTATAATTCACCGAAAATACGTAGATGGTGACGCCCGACCCTGCCACGGACCTCGAAGTCAGTTGCAGCTGCAGAGTGGCATTGTCAATACGCGACATATTGCAAGTGCCCGACGGCTGGTGCTCCTCGGGGAGTAGGGCGAACGAGTAAACGTTGATGCCCATGGCGGGGATGTTGGTGTGATGCTGGTAAGGCTGGACCATGTTGAAATAGGATCCCTCGCGAGTGGACATCCTATCGTGGCCATTGAGCTGCAGCTTGGCAGTGACGACGGGGTTCTCACCGACATCCATGAGAATGGACGAGCGGATTCCGCTGGCGCCACCGGCAGCACCCGCGAGCAGGTACTCCCAAGAGGTTCCGTCCTGTCCATCGGGATGAGTCGCGGCAGAATCAGAGAAGTTGAACCACTGCTTGCCGAACACGGGGGGAGAAGTCTGATCCACGAAAGATAGCGGCTGGACCGCCCAGATCAGCTCTTTGCAAGGATGGTTAAAGTTCAGCTTCACCTTGTAGTTTGCACTCGTGGTAGTTTCGGGGCCAGTATATTGAAGTTGCGTGATCAGGTATTCGTGAGAGACCTGGGCAAATCGCCTGCGCTCCTCAGTATCGAGGTAGATGTAGTCCACATACAGAGATGCGGACGGGATGGTGGGCACGCTGAAGCCGCCGCCCAGGGAAGTGACGGTGGTCCAAGAGAGGGGAGTGGCGGAGGCGGCAGTGCCGATCCAGTAGCAATCGGTGGCCTTGGCGAACTCGATGTTGATCTTGACCTCGTGGTACTGGAGGGCGATCAGGGGGAGGGCAAGACCGGGGTTGCTGCAGAACCAGAACTGCAGAGGAATGTACAGGGTCTTGCCCTTGACAACAACGCCAGTGGTGTCAACCGCCCTAACGCTCGCCAGGGCAGTGAGATCGGGGGTGTTGCCGACCATGTTGGCATATCCGACAGAGTGGCCCGCGCTCTGGGTGAGCTCGTTCCAAATGTGGAGCCAAGTGGAGTAGTGCTTGTCAATGCGCTGGCCACCGATCTCCAGCTCGACACTGGAAACCAGAATGTGACCCAGCCAGTTCAGCCAACGGAAACCAGCAACACCGCTCGAGGGAGCGGCACCGACCGGCAGGTTGACATCGGGGATCTTGACCTGGAGGTACGTGCGGTGGATCAGATCACCATTACGAGAAATGGTGCATGTAACCTTCTTACCGAAATCAGCGGTACCATTGAAGGTCTGCTCAATAGATTCAAGAGCAAAATTAGTATATCGGCGATAAATTACCTTAAAGACCGTTGTTCCAGAAACACTAATTTCTGGGGGGACTTTATCTTAAGCATAAATGGGGATTATCGTTATTTTACACTTGTGAAATAGAAAGTATAAAAATAACACAATCACCATTCACACCCACTACCATTAAGTCTCTGAACCTGTTCCATATTATGGAGAATTGATATAATCTATAGCCAGTTGTAACTTTTGTTCCATCGTCAGCATGGTCTTCTGGAAAGACTTGTCGTTCTTGACAGGGTGGTTATATACCTTATATCCTGGCGGCGTCTTGAGACCCTTGATGTAATCCGGGAGACCGTTTGCGCGACTTGTTGTCTTGGGCTTGGCCTTGGCAGCAGCTTTTTTCGCCGCGATCATGGCCAACTTGACCTCCCTCATCTCGACTTGTTCCTCCTTGGAAAAGGTGGATGCGCTTGCAATGTAGTCGATGGCATTTTGCAGCTTCTCCTCCACCGACAACTTCTTACCACCAAAGGTCTTATTGGGCAAAAACGGGTGGCATGTGACATTGAATCCAATCTCGTTTCTTGAGATACACGTGGAAGGACTGATGTACTTTGGCAGAGTCGCTGAATACGCCTTGGATGCAGCGAGCGTGGCCCTCCACTCATCGCCGTGGTCGTACGACACAAGGTATATCGGGACATCCTTCCCGGCCAAGTAGTCGAGTGCATCCTGCAGCTTCTGCTCCATCGTCCTTGAGCCACCCACAAACTTCCTGTCGGGATACGCCTTGCACTTCATAGTATGGTACCCAAACACCTGCCTGTTGTTATCGGTATATTGGTAGATATACTTGAACTTGGTTGGCTTCAGCTTGGGATCATCCTTGGGCTTGAGTGCGCGCTGCACCTCCTTCATCTCCTCCGTGCGCGCACCTTGCCAGTGTTGGCCAGCCCGATTCTCACCTTGGTGTCATCGTGGTGCCTGTGCGCATCTCCGCCGAGCTTAAGGTTGTAGCCGTGGGGCTTGACCGTGTTGAACTCGGCGATGAGGCGCTCCTCCCAATCATCAATGTCGGCAGCAGCGCATGTCAGATATGGAGTGCACACAAAGGCGTCGACACCGTACTTGGCAATAGCATTGTAGAAGACAATGCAAGACTTGTGATCGTCCCTTGCTGCCGCCTGTTTATGAGATAGCCAACGCTTCTCCCAGCCGGCCTTCACAAAGCCATCGCGCGTGCTCTTGATGTAGCAGCTAGTCTGTCCGACGTACATTTTTCCAGTCACCGTGTTGACGATTGTATAGATCTCGTGTGCATCATATGGGTTGATCAGGGTATGACCAAACTCTTTAGGCTTGGCCTTGGCTACTGCTATAGCTTTCATATTGTTGTACTATATGTGTATATGTGGCTTTTATATAGATCAAATCGATTTTTTTATAACTTAGGAATTGGCTGCGGATTTTCCATTTCGATCGACGTAAGAAATCGTCAATTTCATCCAAGACCTTTTTACCTTGCTCTAGTTTGTTTATCTAGACCAGTATCGTCTTTCGACAAAACCTTGGTAGTCTTGGCTTTAGGGAGTTCCCGCAATTTGATAGTGTTGCAGCAATTTGTCAAAAGAGACAAATCACCACTAGCAGCTGTGGCTCTGACAAGACCACTAACGGACTTTACGATACAGATATCTTGCTTCTCTGTACCCCGACTGCTTTTCAACCCCCTTTGTTTAATTCGAGGTGATTTGCGGGTTACCGGTCAGGTAAATATCCTGAGCACCGTAGGCGACGAGCTGCATAAGTCCACCAGACATTCGTGTTTATAATATAAGCAGAGATAAAAAAATAAACGGATCAAAACCCTTGTGCGTTTTAACATTCACAATATCCCATTCTATCGCTTTTTAGAGATCGCAACTAGATAACCCATTGTTCCAAGGACTAGAAAGATTCCGCCGAAAGAATAAATGATCGATATGAATATTGCCAATATGTACAAAAGCGACCTCTCGACTTGTGAAGTACATTCACACACTTCATGTTCTGATTCTTTGACATATTTGTAAACTACATATGCGTGAATTATACTCGACGGAACAAAAATCGCCAAATATATTGTTTCGTACCGCAAATAGTGCTGTGAGTCGTTGAAAAACAAAAGAAGAAGCGCCACATTGCACGCAATAGAAACGTATGCATAATACTTGATAAATTTACTATGCGCTGTGATTGAACAGTTGCAATTATTCTTTTCTAGATTAAAAATATACCAAAGCACATATGAATTGATCATAAGAGAGACCATTGTCATGCCAATAAGCAAATTCATTTTGATATATGACAAGATGAAGTATACAGACAAACAAAACAAACAAGACAAACAAGACAAAAATAATTAACACCTAGGCCAAGTCTACAGACCAGAGCTTGGTAACGTATCCATCATTCAACCTAGGCATGTTACCCCACATACACTTGATGGTGCCAGTTGATGCATGTACGTTGAGCCACCACATGATCTTGTCCAACATTTGCTCTTTTACTTTTGTTCCATCAATCTGGTCGAAATAATTGATTATAATGGGTGGTACATAACATGTATCGGTATTGATACAATAACATTGTATATGCGGTCCACGGAAGAACTGGACTTTGAAATACCGATTGGACATTTTGAAATTGCTTTTTATATGTAGCACATGTTTTGTCCTTATACTTGTAAATACAAATTTCACATTTTTATTTCCAAAAGTGTTTGTCACGTCAATACATCTTGATTGTGACGTGTTCTAAATACCAACTAGACTTGTACACCCACTCTCAAAATGAAATTACTTAAAACCCTATCTACTGGGCATAACAACTGGTATTGTGTCGCGACTATAGAACCATCATCAACAAATGGCGATGTTCACTATCTAAGGACAGTATTTTCGAGCTATGAACGTGAACTTGAGTTTGACAGAGAAGTTCGAGGTAAAGAGGCATTTGTCAAAGCTGCTATTCGATTAGATTATGAGCGAGACAATATTGTTTTATGTGAACCAACTGTTGGATTCATGATTGTATATGATAATGTGCCTGAGCCAGTTCATGATGCGATAAAGGACATTATTGTGAATTTTATAGTTTCATTGGAATATGATATCTTGGAAGATGTGGATGATGAGTATGGTGGTAGAAGTACAATATCCGAGTTCAATTACATCTCTCCAAATTCCAAAAAGACGATCGAGGTCGCCAAGCTCGTGGACAGGATTTTTGCCAACGTCGTCAACATGGAAAAAGTGGAAGCCTGTATGCCCGACATGCCCTTGGATATTCAACGGCTCATTGTCGATGAAATGTTCGAGGATGGCAACAAGTACAATATACCCGTGTCACCAATGCCAGATGGCTTTATTTTAAAGCGACTATGTGGACGTACACGTAGGAGTCGTCGCAAATACATTGCCGAGTGGCTTCAAGCATCCAAGAGGTGTCCATGTATCAAGGAATACATGACGTATAATTTCGAGTATTACTTGTGTTAGATGTTTTTTGTTTTTTGCTCTAAACATATAACTATTATCAGTAATTATTACTTGAATAGCTATGCGTGCCAGGTTCACTTGTAATATGAGATATATTTAGTTTGTAATCCGATAGTGTTAATAAAATAGGCAATGGCATAACCAAGAGTGACATTATTATAGAACGCCTTGTAAATTCATCCGCGTTACTTGTCGTGACCATTCGTATTATTTCTTGCAAGCCATCCTCTGATAAAACCTGATGCATACATCTTGTAGATTTCCAATATTCCCATACATCTTCAGGAATATCGATCGATGCTGTATTCATCAAAGGAAAATGTAAAAGGTATATTTGTAAATAGATGAAATCATGTTTAAATACATTTACCTATTGCACAAATATCCCATGTGCTTGTTGCGTCAAGACCATCAATGTTTTTTGCATGTTTGATGGCGCGCAATCAGTCTTTTCAACTCTCCAGGTGATGCCGCAAATGCCCAAGGGACGGCTGCGTCAATGTCCAAAGTTGGAGGGTTGTTAGAAACATTCTTTTCTTTACCGCTAGAAAGTCCTCTTCTTAGTCCCCTCTTATTAAAAACAAGTCTTTCATGACATTTGCATAATTGGTCCTATACCATTCATCTCGATATATTACAGTATTTATTATACGATCTAAAAGGGCGTGGTAATTCTTGCACAAGTCTTTTTCGTTCACTGCGTCTATAAGTTTTTTGAAATCCGACTTGACAAGTGCAAGTTGTGTTTTTACTGTAGATGATGTAATTGTTTGTAAATAAGATACTGCGCCATATAGTTGATTGTTATCAACATTACCGAATGAATGCTGATTATAAATAAGAGTGTGCGCTATTGGTTCTACACCAACATTAAAACTACGATTTTCATCACCGCGACCTCTAAAAACTAAAGCTCCACCTACGTCTGTTCTTATAATACTTTCATCACATACTCCTACATTGTATATTTCATCGTAGAAAGACCGTATACTTGACTATATATACGTGACGCAATCACTTCATTCAGAACTCGTTTGAAAACTTGATTGTCACTTGCCAAGACACGTACTGGATTATTGCGTTTGACAATATCTTTTATTATAAAAACCGTTTTTGCTACTGTTGCAGTGAAAAATATAGATGATCCCACAGTGGTAATTTTTGTATCTGGCTTGAACTCTTGTCCGTTTGGAAATTTCTCCAAAAGCGGTGATGGTTGTTTTAGATAATTTAAAGTTACATTATTGTCATTTGTACACGGGTTTTCAAATATATTGATGAATGTGTCCAAGATGACGGGATCATTTGTTACATGACACCCAATAATATTGCTCGACATGTTAGGTATTGTATCATCAATCTTGATTGTTGTACCGATTGGTAAAATAATTTGATCAAGATGATCATACAGGTTGATTGCTGGAAACTGTTTTGGAATTGTAATGGCATAATTTGTGTTTCCATAACCTTTTGCTATCAGGAAAGAACGAGTTGTTGATAAGAATGAAGTTGTTATAAATTGTCGAGTGTTATGTATTACTTGTGTCGTACCATGATATACAATATACGAGGTGTTGAACAAGTCGGTTCGTGTTGATAACATTTTGAACTCGTTCAACAAGTGTATAATACGTTCTTGTATGTCCTTGTGCAACCTTTCGTTTTCATACAACATGAGATGCATTGATAAATAAATAAATAAATAAATAAATAGTAACGCCCTTAGGCGCATTGACAAGTTGAGTTCTTTGCTACTCGTTTTGCTTACGTATGCGATACGGATATCGGGTTTTGGTCTATAGTTTCCGTGACGAATATTTGTTACAGACATTGGTATAAAAAGATGGTATCCTAGAGCTTCCATTCTTCGATGAGGATGCATCATTGGGATTTTCACAATCTTAAATTCCCATGTAATTGGCCAATTACTTGATCCTTTGAATACAACACCATGTTTTGCATCATCTATAAACACAGTGTAACCATAATGAAGTATTTCATGAATATTTAGCATTTCACTAAAATAATAGCACTCTAACATTGTTATTTTCGTATGAAATGGTGCAATATAGCTCTTTATATCTATTGCATTTTCAATTTCAGCGAGTTGTTTTCTTACCATACTAGAATATGGTTCCAATTGAACATGGTGGGAATCATACACATCAACTGTATATACAGTGTTCATATCTACATGCAATGGCTGATTTGTATCGATAAAGTATGTACGATTGACAAGTACTTTGACATGTTCTTTTCGTTTCTCTGTAAACATGAATAGACACGTATATTTTAAAACACTCGACACTGTTGTTAATGTTGAAATGTCAAAAGTCCGCTTGACTTTTTGGGTACATTTATTTTCTTGACCACATCTTGACCAGCTTTTATAATTTTTGAACACTTTTGTGCTTGATCGTCCCAATTACATGTTTTTGGTGCAAGTTTACATTTCTTTTCCTTTCTTGAATGGCACGAGATTTTTGGCATTATTTATATAGTTTACATTTACATATAATTTGTATGACTTGTATGACTTGTATGGCTAATCCTAATACCAATACATTCACACGTTGTATTCACAACTACATATAAAGCCATCATGATATTTAATACTAAATGCCTGTGGTAACAGGTATTGTCTACCAGTCTCCAAATGTCGAGTTCCAACTGTCCGAAACAGACTCTTATTCTGTCAGGGCAAAAGTAGATATTCGCGCGGGAACACTTGTGCTCTTGGAGCATGTTGTATATGGAAAACGAAAGGACATGCATGGTGCATTAATGCTCGACGAGGGCTTGCGCACATCCCTTTATCCACGTGACGCCGATTCATCTAACGAGATCAAGATCAACTTTAATGTCTTTTCCTTTAATGGCGACCTCGTCATTGGGGACAAGATTACCAAGTTTAATCATGCGTGTCGCCCTAATTGCTTCCTAACCACCGCCGATCGCGTCAATGATGACTACATTTATGGAGCTTGGACTATCAAATCGGTCAAGGCTGGCGATGAACTGACATTTGACTATACCAATGGGACCGCAGATATTCACTCTGAAACCAAGGCGATGCATGGGTTTGAATGCGGTTGTACCGAGACAGATCTCAAGAGGGCTGAAAAACGGGCCGAGATCGAGTTTGCACTTGTTAATACATTCCGTGACGCCATGGTCGAAAATGGATCGACTGCCTCTTTAGTTGACTCGTATATGATGAAAGGAGGTATCAAGGTGACGCAACAGCAGAAAAATGCTAGAAAGTTGGCCAAACAAATCAAGTTTTTGAATAAAAATATATAAAACAGCATTTATACCAAGACATTACAGATTACTGCATTGCACATGGGTACATTTAGTATTGGTGTAATGTGGGGATGCAATGCTCATAGAAAAAGCCCAGTTTTATTTGCAACAAATGTCGCCTTGTTGTTATGAACACGTCTTTGCTTTTTAAGAGTTTTTGAGTTGGTCCTGGATCTTTTGTATTTGAACTTGGCAGGGTTTAGGCGATGCACCTATTGTGTGTGGGACATGGCTTTGTATTTGTATTCGTGTTGGTTTTACATTTGTAAAAATATACACAAAGTACATAATACATGTTTGCCAGTTCATCAAACCCTACACCGAGAATCATTCCTGATGATGTAATTTTAGAAAACTTTACTGATATAGGTGTTGAACCATCTGCTCTTATTTATCCTGATATTATGCTATTTTGTGAAAAACCAACGCTTAAAAATGCCAAGGCACTTTTAAAAACGTATAGTATTCATTTGCCACTTTCAACACTTTTTCCAAGTAAGCCTAAAAGAAAGAAGAATAAGCAAAAAGACTCGAGTGTAAAAAATGGTGGCAGAAATAATACTATTATAGAAGAACTTCTTATACTCGACACAATGCACGATCTCTTGGATACCGAACCTGTATTGATATATGACATTTTCAAAAAAGAAATGGATATACCCGCCGAATTGAAACAGTCATTCTTAAAATCACAATATTCATTTACACGTGATGCTGCACATTATATTCAAGGGAAAGCAAATATAACTATGAACAATACATATTTTGACAATAAAAGTAAGAAAACCTATGATTTTGCTCTTGCATCATCGATTTCAACATGGACAAACATGACTTTTGTTCTCGACAACTTTGTTACAAGTTTTGTACAAGGAGGAGGCGGTCCTCAATCACAAGGGACTTTACAATTAATTGGGTGTGCATACCTGATTGTATTACTAGCTAATATGAAACGATTAAATATGTTGATCGGACACCAAAATATTACATTTGTCGATGGATTTTTTATGTTTATTGATGGGAATTATGTGTCAAGGTTTCTCTCGCTCTTTTGTAAATCAATCGCACGATTAACTCATTTAAATACAAGTGTAAAAGCATATTCTTTGTTTTCTAATATAAAAATACCCAAATATTTCAATAATTTATTTCCAGGTGCAAATGTTATAGTTGAAAAAACAAATGTAACATTTAGAAATAATACATATAATATAGTTCCACAACAACAACAGTCGCTACAATCGCAACAATCTGCTATAACCTTTCCACATAACAAAGCCAACTTTTTTAATCATGTGAAAAATAATCCAAAGAATAAAGACCTGTGGCATTTGAATTTTCTACGTGATGCATTCAAGGCTGATATTGCGGTAGAATCTGGTTATGTTTTTATCACACACGATCGACTCGCATATACTTATTACAAACTAATTGGCGGACAACATGGGTTTTTGTTGGCACTTGAATCTAACATTGATCAAAACCAATTAGTACATTGTAAATACAGTGTTGCCTTTTAACGTGCTAAAATGGTATAAACAACATGAAAATATAAATATTAATAGAAAACCATGTTGAATTTCAGAACAACGTCCATACAGCATGTGCATTATCCACGTGCACAACCCTCTCGTCTTGGTCTTGACACCTACAAACCGAGGTGCCTTTTCCGTTGTGCCTATATATACCGTTGCATATTTGCAGCATGATGTCATCGAGTGGTCGCGTGTGTTTGGGCAAGCAATTGGTACATATGTTTTAATTTTTGCATCTGTCAATTACTTGTTTTACAAGAGTATTAGGGAACGAGCGGAACGTGACGAATAATTTAGCAATGTTTATATTAGGATCTACCTCTTGTCCACAACCAAGCACACCCCATTCATCATCACATACAGCCAAGGTCAAATATTTTGGGACACTACTTTTTAGAAAATAGTATATAAGAATATGTGTCTATAGTTCTCGTAGAGAACAAGCATAGTACGATCACTTTAGTGTGACTGATCCTTTAGTGGATGAAACGCTAACTCTCATGTACTTAGATGTCTAAGTACAATACCGTCTTGCATGCAAGTGTGAATGTTAAAATACATTTATGACGGTAA